TTCGTGCGGTTTCGGTTTTTCCGATGGATTCCTGTTGCGTTGTGGTTTCCGGATTCCCGCTTTCGCGGGAATGACGGAAAGCGGCGGGAATAACGAATCCGTGGGAATGACGGAAAGCGTCCGATGCCGTCTGAAGGGCGGCGGTGCTTATCGGCGGATGCCGGCTAATGCTTCTTCAACCGCCCTTCGGGTTACTTCGTCGATTTCGGGTATTCCGGGGCTTGCCGGTGTGCCGGCGGGGTTTCCCGATGCGGCTTTGCCGATTGCCATCCAGTCGCAGCTGCCTTCGTACCAGTTGGTAATGATGGCGGCGGCGTGATTTTTTGCGCGGATAAACAGCCAGTTGTATTGCCTTTCGCCGTTGGCGCGTCCCGAATGGCGTTCGGATACGAAGCATTTGACGTTGCCGTCTGCAAAGGCGACGGGGAAGATGACTTCGTTTTCTATGGGGCCGCCGCCCCGTGTGAACCGGTAGCTGCCGGTCTGTATCATCGTGCCGTCGGGGAATCTGACAATATCCACGCCGGCGATGGTTTGGCGTGTGAATTGCGCGCCTACCGCCGCGCTGATTTTTTCGTCCAGCCCTTGGATTTGGTCGGCGGTGTGGGTGTGGGCGCGGTCGGCTTTGTCTTGGAGGCTTTGCGCCAGCGTGCCCGCGTCCAGCTGGCCGGCGTTGGCGGTTTCGCCGTGGGATTTTATCCAAAACACGGCGTCGCCCAAGGTGTCGGCGGCTTTGATGCACAGTTTTAAAACGAGGGCTTTGGGGCGGTTTTCGTCGGCGGTGGGGACGACTCGGGAGGCGTCGAACGTGATGGCGGACGGGCGGTCGTTGCCGCCGTCGCCTGCGTCGTATGTCCAATTTTTCCGGGCTTTGTCGATGCCGAACGCGCCCTCGGGGACGGCGGTGTCGAAGAGTTGCTCGGTGCTTCGGTTGCCGCTGTCGATTTTGCCGGTGATGTTGCGGATTGCGTCTTCCTGCTTCGTTCCGACTGTCAAACCGTTACCGGCGTTGCGGATAAAGCGGTCTTCCGCCTGCGGGACGTTTTGGATGCTGCCGTATTTGGCAAGCAGCAGGCGGTAAAGTTCGGGATACGCCGATTCGGTTACACGGTCGGCGATTTCGTCGAACGCCAGCCAGCCGGTCGGGATTCGGTCGGACGGAAACCACGCGGTCATGCCGATGTCGGTACGGCTCAAATCGGGCAGGCGGTTGCTGTTGCCCAAGGCGCGGTAGAGGTCGGGGAAGGTGTTTTGTGCAAAGGTCGTGCCGTTTGCTTTGAGGTAGCCTGCGGGGTTTTGTACGGCTTTGGGAAAGGACACGATCGCGCCGACGGGGATGCCTTTGCCGGCGGATTCGACAGCCTTGTCATACGCCGCCTTCACCGCTTTGGGCGTGGCTGCCAGCTCTTCGCTGTCGCTGCCGGTGGCAGACGAGAGTTGTACGATGCCTGCCTGCGCGGTGCCGGCTTTCAGCCCTTTGCCTGCGTGTATTGCCCATTTCCCCGTGTTGTTTCCGCTGTTCGGATTGTGGGTGTTGGCATCTGCCAGGCTGATGTATTCGGTATCCAGCGTATCGTTGATGAGCACCGCGCCCTTCGGGTAGCCGCCGACGGCGTCGCAAAAGGCTTGGTCGAAGCGGTAACGCCCGCCTTGGTTTTGCCAAACGGTGTGCGCGCTGATTTCATAGAGCACGCCGTTCATATCTTTCCCGCTGGGCGGTTTGCCGCCCGTCGAGATCGGCGTCATCGTGATACTGGGGAAACCGTCGGCATAGGTCGCCCCTTCCTGCGGCATCCCGCCGCTGCGGGTAGTTGGAATGCTGTTTTTCAGGCCGTCTGAAGCCCAGGCTTTGCTTAACAATTTCGGTTGCGGCATAGTTTAAACTCCCATAAAAAAAGCACCCTCTCCGAAGGGTACCAGATTGGCTTCGATATAGCCGAAGGTTTTATCTGCCTCCGGTTCGTAAAAATCCAGTAATACGCCGCTGGGGCGGGGCAGTAAATCGCTTTGCCGGATAATCGCCCGCTCCGTCGGCAATAAGAAAAACTCAAAAACATAACGGGCGGCCATTGTGCCGTTTTTGACAAAATACGCCCTGCCGCGTTTCTCAAACATAATACTGAGCAGCCGGTTGATATTGGGGGCGGAGGCGTAAGTGATATTGCTCATGGCTTTAAGCATAATCACGCGGCGGTAGGCATCATCGTCCAAGCGGTATCGCCGCTCCAAACCTTCTCCTACACTCCATACACCGTTGTCAAACGGAGTGCAGCCCTGCGCGAAGCCGATGTATTCGTCTTGCGCGCTAATCATCACTTCCCGTCCGATACCGACTATCCGCCCCCAAATATCCAAGCCGTAACCCTTTGCCGTTTCGATGTCCCAAATATCACGGTAAAACGCCGCCGCATCGGCACGCGGATCGATACACCGGTCAAACCGCTCGATCATCCCACAAATAATCGGGCTGTTGGCGTATTGGCTGATGATGGTTTGCTGAAGATTACGCATCGGGTACAACCTCTATATTCTCCGCATCGATAGTCGGGTACTGATGGATTCCGACTTGTGCGCTGTTGCCCATACCGTCCCTTGACAGCCCGACCTCTATATCAATTACCTGTGCCGACGTTAAGGCGCGCGCAATGTGGCAGACATAACGCATAGCATAAATCTTTCCGCCGATACCCGCCTTTTCCGCGCCGTCAAATGCTTCTATAACGGCCTTTCTGACTACATCCTGATAGCCGATGCCTGCCTCTTTCCCAACTCTGATGCGGAAATAGACAGGCACGGGGGCGGGACGTGTGAAACTGACCTCGTAAGCCGGTTTCGGGTCTGTGTAGGTTTCATCATACACGGTCAAGGTCGTATTGCCTGTGAAATCACATCCGCAACCTGCAAAGCGCAAGATGGTTTCGGCTATCTGCCTGTCGTCGCCGCCGACAACGGCAACATAAATACTGTGGGGCTTAATGGTCTGCCCGTTGTGCGTTTCCGATACCGGTTTCGGGTTGTCGACCACATACACATCACTCACCCCGTCAAGCTGTGCGACGTTGGAATACACGGACTGCGGCGTTCCGTGTGCATTTGCGGCCACCGACTGCTGCCGGCGGCGGCGGAAATCCGCGCGGCTTTCCAATTCCCTTCCCGGGATGGCGGGACGCGGATTATTGACGCGGTCAAGCCCGATAATTGTCCTGACAGGCTGATTTACCGTATTGGCGGCGGCCGACACCACGCCGGCGGCGGTAAAAATACCCACCCCCCTACCGCCTTCCAAAATGGAGGATTCGTCCCTTAATATCCATTGCACGCCTTGTGTGTCCAATACTGCGAAACCTTTAGGGATGATTGTTCCGGCAAGTCCGATAAATTCACATTCGACTGACGAATCCACGGCTTTTTTCCGCTCCAAGAAATAGATTTTGGCAATCGCATCCTGCATAATGCCGTCTGCGTAATCGGGATTAACCTGATTCATTAACCGGGCTAATTGGTTGTCCCGGTCTGCGATAATCGCCGTCAAAGAAGAGGCTAATTGACCTTGAGGCGTGTCAAGGTTTAGATTCAAATTGCCGCCGAAAGCCTGATTGAAATCAGCCAACACACCTTGCAAAATATCGTCCTCATTCGGAACGATAATACCGGTGTCGGTAATCTCAATAGCAGGAACATTTGTTCTAAATCTCATAATTCCACCGTATGCGTTTGGTTATTTTCATCCTTGAACGTTACACTCCCACTCAATCTGCGGTCTGATATTCTCTGAACAGACACGACAACATCTTTCACACCATCAACGCGCAATGCCGCCTCTTCCATACGGTGCTTAAACAGTGCAAATGAGTGAGGCTGTCCAAGAACCTCGTCAAAATACGGAACGCCTTGTTCCGTGTCGTAATACAATTCGCCCTCAAACAACCTAATCGCATTTGCAACACTCTGCGCGGTCGAATAGGGATTTTTTGCGATTGCAATATCGCCGTCAGTCGTAAGCGATAAATCCCAAGATTCAGGGTCAAGATAAAGAGTATCCATGCTTTCCTTTCAGACTTAATCCACAGGACTGCCGCCGTTCGTATGGTTAACCAACGACTTGCCGCCGCCGACAACATCAACTTTTGATTCAATCTGACCGTCTGTTGTCAGACTGCCTGAAAACGAAGCCGCGCCGCCGCCTGTTTGCGAGAAACTGCCGTTCTGCGTGGTGTTGCCCTCAATCTGCACGGTCGGCGATTTGATGGTTGTTTTCGGTGCTTCCAGTTCGATACCGGTAGGGGAAAAGATTTTAATTCCACCGCCTGAAAACATGATGTATTGGCTTGGTGTCCCGTTCAGGAAACCTCCAAAATAAAGGCCGTCTGAATAATCAAAACGGCGTTTGCTTTGCGGTGCTGAAGCTGATTTGTTTGCTTTGACACTGGAAATATCACGGCTGCAAAAGCCGCACATTCCAATATCTCCCACTTCAGGGTCAATAATCACGGCGTTACTGCCGCCTTGAAGCCTCATATATGGCACGTTGAAGATAACGCCGTGTGGAATCACGCCGCCGCTGCCATCTATCTGCGACACAAGCGGCTGAACGTCAACCATACCGACAGGGGATAGACCGCCGCCTTTCACGGCCACAACCTTTACAAGTGTTACCGTTTGAAGCCTCGACAGGATACTTTCAACGATATAGCCTATCTCGCCCTGCCCGCCCCGCTGACCCGGCTGCTCAAAGCCTAATCTATTTTGCGACATGAACCGTCTCGCTTTCCGCGTGAGCCGCCTTGATAAAAACTTCCCATTTGCCGCTAGGGCTGAACGATTCAAGCGTGATATTCATGCCGAAAACGCGCCATTTGCCGTTACAGGTAGGGATAATGCTGTCCTCAATCTCAACCAAACCGCCAAAACGCAAGGCAGGGTCATAAAGGCAGGCAAACTGAACGCCTATCAGGTCAGGCACCGGATAGCCAATCAAGCCGGTAGTAGGCTTGATTACCGGCACATCAACCATGCGCGGCGCACCTTTTGGCGCGATTGCGATTGTGTCGTTGTCAATATACAAATCCAAGTCGGCATGTTTCGCCAACATCTGCACCTTACCCAAGGCTGAATCAGGCAAATACTGATTGCTCAATTTCGCCGTTACGCCGTTGTTCTCAAACGACATGCCCATATCTCCGGCAAGTTGGGAAATGGCTTCCGCTACGTCTATCTCGCCCTCAAAGCTTCGCGGCGGCGTTGGTACGATTTGATGATAATAGCCTGTGCTGCTCTCGATATTCAGGCAGACATTAGGCGCGGAACTAAAATCAGGCTTGGCAAAAGTGATATTGCCTTTGTAAACGACAGACATTTTGTCCTTGTCGCCTGCTTCGATTTGGATCATATTTTGCAAGGCTTCTTTGGTGTTCCATCGAACCCTTAGCAACGTCAGCATATTGCTCAATTTCAACCCAAAGATACGCACGTTTGCGGTCGGCATGACTGAACCGTTGCCGTAATTGATACGGCATTCAGTCTGTAGGCCGTCAAAGACAAGCGTATTGTTCCCCTTGCCGTCAAAATCCTTATCTTCTCCTGCCAGTAGGATTGTGATTTTGATACGTTTCTCTTTTAAACTAGGCATCTGTAACCCACCTTAAAACAAAACGCTTGCCCAATTCGCCGAAAACAGGGTCATCATTCCCCTGCAAATCCTCAAAGTACAATTCCCCCACGAATGGGCGGAAAGCTTCATTGATGATTGGCTCTTTGTTCAAGCACACGCGTCCACTGACCACAGGAACACGGTTTGCCTTCACGTCAATGTACAGCTTACCCAGGCGCATAGTCAGCGCAATATCCACTTCCTGCCTGCCCAGTGTTACAGATAGCTTTTGCGACCGTTCGTCTGCGATAGGAATGGTATAAACTTTCATGAAAACCACCCTTTAACTTTTGATGTTATTTTGGACAATACAGATTCTTTAACGCTTTCAGGCGGATTGGCTGTCGGGGCTTCTTTAGCCTGAACCTTGCCGCCATCTGTCTGCAAGCCTGCCTCCGATTTGGTTTTCCGATACTCAACCTTTGCCAAACGCACCTCTTGGAAGTGGATATTGACTTTAATCATTCGCGCACCGTTGCCGGCCTCGCGGATATAGTCGTAACCTGTGATTGCACAGTTTGGATATACAGCTTCGGGCGTGATAATCATGAACAAATCGGTCGAATTGGCGAACGTGCTTAATAACGCCAAAAACGCGCCACGCTGCACTACGCCGCCTGTTGCTTTGGTCATCATCACACTGGCTTTAAACGGCTCATTTACCTTGTTGTAGCTCGTAAAACTGCCATTTTCGACAGGCGAATTAACGACAGACGATTTGTTTTCAAATCGAACCGAAGCCACGTTATCGGCCAGCAATAAAGGAATGCCGCGCTGATTGAAAATGCCCCATTTTTCGCCAAAAACCAAGTTAATCAGTTGCGCACCGCCAAAGCTAATTAAAGCATTGCCGATATTGGGCGGTAATTTGGGCACGTTAGGGATGCCGATACTGTTCCACTTCATATAAACTCCAGAAAACAAAGAGGCCGTCTGAAATCAGACAGCCTCTTTGTTTTGGTTACATCTGCGCTACTGCGTACTGATTGGCTCGACTATTCAGGCCGTCCATCGCGTCTTGCATATTCCCCCGAACGGTGCTTGCACTGGTTTGGACGTTGATACCGCCGTTTACCGTGATTTGCGTGCTTTGGGTATTGCTGACGTTATGGGGATTTGCCGCATTGCGTGAAGCCATAATGCGCCCCTGTTGGTCGCCAAGATTCTGTGCAACGGCATGGCCGCCCAAAGGCCTGGACATCATTCCGCCTTTGCCTTTGTAGTCCATCATTTTATTGATACTGTTCACATATCCCTGCGTTTCCTTCGGTGCATGAGACAGCCAATTATTGCCGTATTGCCTAATGGCTTTGTCTAGGTTGCCGTTGCCCCAGTTATACGCTGCAAGGGCTTTGTTATGGTCGCCGTTATAATGCTTCAGCAACCATTGGAAGTAACGCGCCGCTGCATCACTGGAAGCATCAAAATCCCACTCCCTGCCTGAAATACCGTAAGCCTTGGCAGTGCCGGGCATAAATTGGAAATGACCTTTCGCACCGGCGGCGGACGATTTCTTCATATTCCCCTTGCGGCTCTCCTGCGCCCACACCGAATAAAGCATGTGCTGCGGAATACCATACTTCTGACTTACGGCAGCCAGCCTGCTGTCGGCATTTGCGACAGTGTCTTTGGCGTTGAGTTTATTCAGCCAATCTTCCTTACCTGTAACGGCGATGGAAGATGGCATAGGGCGGTTGATGCCGCGCCCCCTAAAGTTTCTCAAAGGGTCAACGATATTCACTTCAAAATTTCGATGTGCAAGACTTTTTACATAGTCCTCAACAGCCGTATATCGAACGCCCGACTTGCCGTCTTTACCTTTGCCTGACGTGCTTTCGGCAATATATTTCTTGCCATTGATTACCACGACCGTGCCGGTATGCCCGATGTTGTGATAACGACCTTTTGCATGATTACCGCGTGATTCACCCCAAACCATACCCGCCTCAAGTTTGGAAATATCAATATTTGCCCAGCCTCTGGCATTTTGAACCAAGCGGCCTTTAGCCACTTCACTCTGGATAATGCCGGCCGCACCGCCTGAAGCATTGATTCGGGCTTGTGATGCTTCCTTGCCAAACTGCTTTTGCAGGTCATCTACGACCGCCTTGTTTATTGCATCAACGAAGCCAGAACAGTCAATTTTGCCGGTCTTGACGTTCTTAGAACCCATCTGATAGGTAACATCATCCCATGCCTGTACAAGCTGGCCGCCAACATCAGTGCCGACATTGCGGACGGCGTTATTGTTGCCTGACAATGTGCCGACATCATGCCCGGTCGCTACGTCAACAGTGCCGGTTATCCTATCCCATGCCGCGCCTGCAAATGACTTCACAGCTTCCCATTGGCGGTTAAAAGCCTCCTTTACCGCTTTGCCTGCGCCTGAAAAATCTCCATCCTTTAATCGGTTGAAGATTTCGACAATATCCATCAAATACGGCATGAGGCTGTCTGACAATTCAGAAGCAAGGTTTTTAAAGCCGGTCATCAGCGAACCGACAGACACGGTATTGCCATCAATAAAGCCTTTGAGCCTCATCCAATCAAGCATACCGTTTGCGGCTTCCGACCAGCTTGTGTAACCGGTCGTCAGGTAGATAAACGACTTACCAAGCGAATCAGTGGAAACTTTAGAACTGTTGATATAGCCGGTAAAACGCCCCCAATCAAACAGGGATTTGCCACCCTCCGCCCATGTTTTGTAGTCGTCATACAGCAGGCCAAACGCTGCGGCCAAACCTGTAACCGCCGCAATCAATGGCGTAAACGGTGCGATAAAGGCAAACACCGCCGCCGTTGCCGTCATCAGCACTGGGATAAGGAACACGCCGATAGCCGTAGCAATGCCAAGAAACACGCCTTTAGTGACATATTCATGCTTGACTAGGAATCCCACAAACTTGCCGACTAACTCTGTCAGGAATGTGACAGCAGGTATCAGGGCATTGCCTATCATCAGTTTAAGGCTTTCCCATTGGGCATTTAATACCGCGCGAGCCTCTGTCAGTTTGCGCGAGTTTTCAATATCGGCTTCAGACGAATGGTACATCTCACGCTGAATATCAAGCATACGCTGCATTTCAGCACGACCGCGCGACAATGTGTTAAACGTGCCGTCATCAATGCCCATCTGTTGGGCTAATGTGTAGGCTTGTTGTCGATCCATTGTGCTGAAACGGTCAGCCAAATCCAACATCACATCGTCAAGCTTTCGGGCTTTGCCGGTGCTATCCAACAATGAAACGCCCAGCGCATTGAAATACGGCAAGACGGACGTGTCGCCCATCATAATCAGGCTTTGCATATCGCCTGACAGGGTTTTCATGTAGACGCTCATGCCGCCGGCACTTTCGCCGGCCATCTCAGCCGCCCCTTGCCATGCGCTCAATTCCTTACGCGCCATGCCAAGATTTTTAGCAGTGGTGTCCAGTTCGCGGTTGGCTTTTGCCGCATCTGTTGCAAGCTGCGACAACCCGCTTGCGCCAAGCAGTAAGCCGGTAAAGGCCGCAAAGCTCTTGATGGAAGCGTTTACGGTCTTTAATAGCCCTTGCATAGAAGCATCGGCTTTTTGCGTATCTGCTACGCTTTTTCGCCGTGCTTCTGCGCTCTCTTTGGTCGTTTTCGCGGCTGTTTTTTCAGCTTTCTCTACTTTGGCAACAGAACGCTCTAAGCGGTCATACTGCTTTTCTGCTTTTGCTGCTTCGCCTGAAAACTTGGAAGAATCAATGCCAAGCTCAAGAAACAGGGTGTCTATAACAGTCGCCATAATCAAACCTTTCAGACGGCCTGTCGCCGTTTCTCATACTGTTGGCGGTTGTAGCCGTCTATGCTCAAAACTTCCCATAGGTTCAAAGCATCTTCAAAGCTATAAACCGTTTGCAGTTCGTTCAAAGTACATAATCGACCGGATACCAAGCCACCGATAAGCGCGGACAGGTTCAAATACTCCATATCCGCGCCGCCGTCTCCAAAACCTAAATCAGGCCACTGCCTTGTTGCAAAAAATCAATGTGAAGATTGAATACCTCCTTTCGGAACATCCATAGGTTTTTGAAATCTTCGACATCGCCAAGATTCAAATCAAGCGGGCGCGGCTCACCGCCGGCAGGGATAAATTCCACACAGTTCAGCAGTTCGTCAAGCAAAGGAAGTGCCGTTTCAGGCGGAATCTTGCCAAGTGCCGAAAATGCCACTTTAGCCAAGCCCATCATGCCCTCATTGGCTTCTGATACGTCAATTCCTGCGCCTGCCAGTGCCAGCAAGACACGCATTGCCCAGTTATCAATCTTCGCGGCCGGCATTTCGGTAATTTTGAATTTCTTACCGTTGTCGCGGCCGCCCTCAATCGTTACGGTTTTGGATTTCAAAGACATTAGGAAATTTCCTCTTCGGTTACAACGCCCAAGTTGAATGTGAAGCTGCCGGCATCCATGCGTTTCTTGGCGCTGAAACCGGCCAAGTTAATCATGAAGCCTTTTGCAATGCGGCGGATACCCAGCGATGGAATATCTACTTGGAACTCAAAAGGGAAAGTTTCCATCTGCTCCGTCATGCGCTCATACATTTTGGCGAAGTGGGCGCGTGTAGGGCTGTTTGCTTCAAATGTGATCGTCAGTTGGTGTTCATGTTGGATATATGCGCCTGATTGAATACCATCAACGCCCATGACTGTCTCGCCGATGGTTGCACCGGAAAAATCAAACGCGGAATCAGTTTTGTAGCCTTGAGCCTGTACAAATTGGTCGGTGTAGCCCTTAGCCTTCCACAACAGGACACTGTTTGCAGAAGTAAGGGTCTTAGGTGCGATTTGAGCCATATTTTTACCTCAAAAAATCAGGCCGCCTGTTGTTTCAGACGGCCTGTAAGTTACAGAATGTTGATAGAACCCATATTGACAGCGTGAACGCTGCCGCCATCGGTGTACCACAGCTTAATCGGCATTGATTCACGGTTGCCGCGTGTTTGCGCGGAAACTTTGCCGACATACAGGTAATAGCCGCGCGCCTCGATTTGAGTGGCGGCATCTACACCGGCCTCATTGTTGATGATTGCGCGTTGTTGTTCCGACAGGTCAACGCCTGCACGGATAGAACCGAAGTTCAACGCTTCATCAATGGCATCTTGGCAGGCGGCACGGTGTAACGCGCGGCCGACAGCGTTATACGGCACAGACTTGGCAGAAGTGAGCATAGTCATCAAGGCAAGCTGTAACTGGCTGTTCAGGCGGATTTGGTTGACATAGTTGTCCAACCATTTCCATTTGCCGGTCATTTGGCCGGGATACATAAACAGGAATCGGTCGTTAGCCGTAGCCCACGCGCCGTAGAAGTTATAGCCGTTATCTTTCAGGTTTTGCGCTTCGGTTGCATCGTTTACATCAACCTCCAAGCCTGATTGACCTTTGAACGCAACGGTAATACGGCCTTCGCGTTCGCTGAAGTCAATGGAAGCAATCGCACCACACAAGAACGCCGCCTTATCCAAGCCGCCATAAACAGCGGTTGCGCCTGAATATTGGGATTCTTTCAGCTTCGCGCCGAATGATGTAGTGTTACCGGCTTGCAGCGCGGCAGCTTCTTTGCCCCAACCGACATACAGGAAGCGTTCGTTTTGCAGATTCGACCATTTGGCCAAAGCCAATTTATCTTCAATTGCAGGCTCTTCAATGGTTGTAAACGTTGCAAAGTTCAATGTGGCAGCGGTTAAGCCCGCCATCATTTCATCAACGCTTTCCGCATTTGTGCCTTTGGAAACACGCGCACCGGCTGATTCACTCAAGCCTAATTTGTCGGCAATATCGCCGGTTGCAAAAGATACGGTAGATGATTTGCCGGTAGTGGCGGAAATGATTTTGAACGCCTGTAACTGTTCTTCAAATTCAACAGTAGCAGACAAGGCCTCGCCGATTTGTTGCGCCGCTTCTGAAAAGCTTGTAGCAGATTTCAGGTCGATTGATGGGGCTTTCTTTTCTGTACCGTCAACCGTTACGGACAATGAGCCTTTAATCTTCTTCAGCTCGGCAAGGCCGGTAGTCTTGACACTCGCGCCAAGCAAATAACCGGCTTCAGCAACGCTGTTCAGCGCATAGAAATACAGACGGCCCGGCTTTTTGTTTGAGCCGTCAAAGCCTTTAAAGTAGATTTGGGCGGCTTTATATTCATCGGAAGAAAAGCCGAAATGTTCACCGACAGATTCAGCCGTTGCAAACAGCAGTGCTTCGCCTGTCGGAATATTGGCATTTTTACTCAAGAAAACGGCGTTAAGCGCAAGAGGGGAACCGCCTGAACTCAACACCGATGGATTCACGCTCACAATCTGTGATGCAGGAATTGATTTAAACATTTAATTTCCTTTTATGATGGAATACGATTAATTGAAACAGACGCGCCCTCGATAAAGTCTTGCGTATGTGTAACAGTAGGGTTGTAGGTCAGACTTGCCGTGATACTCCACCGCGCTTCAAATTCCTGCTCTTCATTCGTGAGCGGAATATATCGCGCTTCGTCCGTGTATAAAGGCCGGCAAACCTCCAGCCGTTCACAAGCATGGAAATCACGCCACAAGGTCGAGAAAACGCGCACATTACGCCCTGAATCAACGCCGTAGAAATCAAGCTGCATAGCCACTTCTATGCTTCTTGTAACGTCTGCAAGGCCGTCTGAAGGCCTCCACTCGTTAATCTGCGTGTTCATTTCCGTTTCGCGGATAATGTTCATCAGGATAAATGGCGCGTTTGGAAGCGGTACATTATTGGAATAGCCCTGTATCACTTCGCAATCAGGGAACAATCCAAGCAGATACCGCCTTACGTCCTTGTAGATTTCAGACTGAGTAATGCTTAATGTTGCCGCCATAACAGCACCTTGCACCAATCCGGCCAGCTTTCCACCACCTGTTTCACCAGCCATTCTGTCGTTTCGGTTTCGCCGTAGGCCGCGAATACCAGCTTGTCCGCGCCTTTACCGTCCTGTCGCCGCAGTCCGTGGAATTGTCCGGTTACATAGGCATACAGCAAGGTCCCCTACTGCGCCAATCCCTCAAACAAGGACAAATCCTGCGTGCCGAGGGTTTGGGTCTGCACGGTCACGGGATGCTCGCTGTAGCCTGATTTCCGCTTTCCCGAGGCATCGGTGGTGTAGCCGTTATTGAGTTTCAGTACGGCGGGAAGGTTGGGATTGACGGATGTAATCGCTCCGTTAGCGATGGCTCTCAAGTTCATTCGTCCGTTACCTCGCAATCAATACTGCGCCACAACGTTCCCGTGTCAATCAACGGCTTATCAAAGCCTTTTTTCTTCACGGTTGCGGCGGCGTTGGGCGGTTCGCGGAAGTCTTGGATCGTTTTCACAATCTGCCCCTTTACGCCGTCGCCCATCAATTCCAAGGTCTTCCGCACATCGCCGCCGTTGGCTTCCATTAGTGCGGCAGCCTGCTTCGGCCATTCGTCCTTATGCTCGGCAATGGTATTGCGGAAAAACGGGCGCGGGGGAATGGTTGCCGTGCCGTATTCATTCCAAAAGGCGACTTGCGCCACGCTTTCGCCGTCCGATCCGTCGTAGTTTGCCTGCTCGATGATGCCGACGCGCACCTTGCCCGTTGCCGCCCGCGCCGCCAGTTCGGACAGATGCCGTCTGAACCTATCGCCGCCGCGCATAACAACCTCCCGATACATATCGGAAGCGGCGGTATTTGGCGGTAAGCTGCCAATAGGTTGCGCCGTAGGGCGTTTGCAGATACCAGGCGGCATTGCTGCCCACCGCACCCATATCCGCGCTCACGGAAACGCTGCCTTCGGTAGCCGAAGCAATGCGCCCCACCAATCCGCCCTGCGCGGCACGTTCGTTCAGCGCGGCGAAGTGGCGTACCAGCAGGAACAGCAGCATTTCGCGCTCTTCCAGTTTTTTAACGATGCTGTGGTCGGTGTTGTCCAGCAGGCTTTCGGCCTGCGCGAACCACATTTCGAGCTGTGCGTCTGTTGCCTGCACTTCGGGATAGGCCGTCTGAAAGCGCGCTTTATCGAAGACGACGGCGGACATATCAGTCTTCCTTGGCGGTGATTACGCCATTGGCCTTGTCATCCGGCTTGATGGCTTCCAATTTGGTTTCGTTGCCGGTCTTTTCCCGTGCTTCGGCTTTGGTGTCCTTGGCATTTTCGTGGGCGAAAACGAAGCCGTTTTTCACCATATCGCGGTCTTGGTGCGCTTTCATCCAAGCATTGAACAGGTCGGCATCCACGTTGTAGGTAATGCCGTGGCCGCCGATGATGTTGGAGGCGTTTGCGCCGTTCAACTCTACCGACTTGCCGCCGGCTTCGATAATCAGTCCGTTGGGCAGTTTGCAGCCGACGGTTACAGTTTTTTGTTTTGCCATTTGGGTTCTCCAATAAAAAAGCAGCCTGAAAGATTTCAGGCTGCTTATATGCAGGTTACTATTTCTTTTCGGGCGGATCGGGCGGAATGAAAAGAAAAACCGCACCGAGAATAAGGGGAAGCAGAAATCGGGCATAGGGATACCACGGATCATCGACATACCAATAGCTGTATTTCCTATAATGAACAATGTCGTATTCGTAAGTAGCGGGGAAGAAGTTGATCCATACTGTCACAATTACCCAGATAGTGAGCTTTCTATGGTTGGCTACCCACCGCACCGGCTTGCTGTTGCGGATGCTTTCCGGTACCACTTTTTCCCATATCCAACGAAAAAACAGCCGATACATACCTGCCCCCTGCGGTTACAAGCCCAGCAGTTCGATTTCGACTTTTGAACGCCAACGGGCTTGTGCCGTAACAATACACATTCTTAATTTTCGGTCTGCCGCGCTGTATTTAATCCAGCTTTTAATAAAAGCCTTCAATACTTTGAGCGCGTTGTTAAGGCCGACTGCTTTATTAAACCCCAATCGTTTGATTTCCTTAGCGGTTTCATCTATGCCTTTGCTGATCAGGTATTCATCAAACGGCACGTTGCCGAAAAGCAGCTTCAGCTCGTCCGGAAGCTGTTCCATAACGCTGCCGGCAATGCCGTCAGCCAGTACGGCCAGCGGTTTCAAACGCTCATGGCATGCGCCGATTTCGGAGAACATCTGATCGGCCATACCGACTACTTCTTCTGTAATTTGATCCGGCTGGGCGCGGACTGCGCCTTCAAACAGCACATTTAGGATTTTAACATAAGATTCTTGTATGGCTCTATCCATTTTAAATGCTCCAAGTAAAAAAAACCGCAGATGCGGGTAGGTGGGGAGGCTACCTGAAAATAGGCAGCCCCGTTTTTAGCTTCGCAGAAACTCGCAAGCTTGTTTTTCAGGCAGCCTGCGCTTAGCTCACCGTCATGGAAGCAATGCAGAACGGGCGGTAGATAATCGCGCCCCAAGTGCCTTGTGATTTCTTCTGTTTGATAGAAGAGGCTTCCAGCACCATATTGTGCGCACGCATTTTTTCAGTGAAACCGCATTCCAAAGTGCGTTGGCCGTCCAACTCTTCGACAATCAGTTGCACGGTTTCGCCGCTTGCCGCTGAATATTCAGGGATAGTTTCAACGCGCAAGTTAGGGAAGTTCTTTTTCAACTGGTCAATAACATTTACGTTGTATTGGTTGGTTTTGGTCAAATCAACGCTTGCGGTAGGGCTGCACACCAGCAACAGGGGCGTATTCATATCAATCTTGCCGCCGGTCTGTTTCAGCAAAGTTTGGAACAGCTTACGGATAGATTCATACACTTCTTCGCCTGTTGAGTTTGCCCAAGTTTTAGCGGCCGGAGTAGTGGCAGGCAATTCCGGGTCATTCAATACGCCATAGTTTTGCAAGCCTTTCACACCAAACAAATATGTTTTGTTTTGGAAGCGGTTCAGGGCATTGATGGATGCTTCGTTTACACGCGCAACATAGTCAATCTTCGCTTCGCCTGCGCGTGCTACTTCACGCTCGCCCCAACGGGTGAACACTTGGTAATGGTAGCTTTGGCGTTGTGGAAAGTTCACATTTACGCCGCTTACGCCGTTGTTGTTGTAGTCGCCATAAGAGGAAACTTCGCCGGTAGGCTCAACGGTCATGAAAGTAGCGGTTTCGGTTGTCCAGTCGCCTTTTTTCATTTCGCCGAAAACTTCAGCGGCTTTGGTAGGCTGCAAGATGATTTCAATCATCTTCGGATCGACATAGTTCAGCATCCATGCAGGGATACCGCTATTACCGACAGTTGACAAGCCGGGCTGTGCGTCCATTGCCAAAGCTGCCGCGACTTTATCGTCCATCAGCTTTTTGCCGCCACCCATAAATACGATACCGGCATCGCGTTCCAGTTGATTAAATGTTTGGTTCATGCGTTACTCCCAAGATGTGATTTTCGCCAATTCGCCTGCGCCGGCAGTAGAGGCAACCTTGAATTTAGTCAGGGTATAGCCTGATTCAGCAGCAGAGGCGGATGATTTCAATGTGCCGTCAGTATCTTTGGCAAATACGTTTTGACCGATAACGGCACCGGCGGGGAAGTGCGCCCAAAAGTCGCCGCCTGTCATCAGCGTCATAGCTTGGCCTTTCAGGATGGTATTACCTTGTTCATCCAAGAAGCCGGTCATGCTTGCTTGTTGTTCACGATGTACAAAGCCGATACGGCCGCCGGTTGCTTTCTTGTTGCTTACTTTGCCGTCTGCATCTGCCCAAGCAAATACGCCGACAGTAACGCCTGCATCACCTGCAACCAAAGCACCCTCGCCGGCCAACATAGAGGCGTTAGGGTTTGCAGAAGCAAAATCCCCTGCAACGGCAGGGGCTTGATATGGATTTACTACTTTTTGGAATGGCATGTTTTAACCCTTTCTAATTCGGTTCAAGCCTTTGAATTGCCTGCTTGCTGAATTTGCGCCGTCCATAGCGATACCGCCTTTAGACTTGCCAATCAAGCCGACCATTGCGCGATATGCGGATGGGTGAACACCGGCAACATCTACACCATGTTGTTCAAGCGCGAATTTGTAAACATCTTCTGCGCTGTCCATAGCCACATCGCCGACCAAGTGGGCAACATCACGCTGCGCTTGTGCCAGTGCTTGAGCGCGTTTGCGTTCTGCTGCAACGGCTTTGGCAATCGCTTTGTCCATTGCAATTTTCATCATTGCACGGTCTTGGGCTTGTGTAGGTTGCTCTTGAGTTTGTTCAGATTCATTGGTTTCATCTTCATCAGCAGCCACTTCTTCAGATTCAGATTCAACATCTTCATCTTCAGCAGTTTCATCTTCATCAGTGCCAACTTCTTCAGCATCTTCAGGCGGCAATTCCTCGCCGTCATCTTCCGCTGTCTGAACTTCGTTAGTCAGTGAGCCGATAACCTGCAACAGTTCGTCAGGGCTCAATTCGGCATCCTGCGCCAACAGGGGCTGCACGGCTGCCTGAATACGCGCTTTCGCGCCTGCTTTCAGTTTCATAACTGTCCTTTCACAAAATGGGTCTGCATCGCTTACTACTACATCACGCCCCGCCCGACCCACATCGACAAGGGCTACATGGTTTCCGACAATATCGCGCATCACGCCGTCGTAGCGCATGCCGTTAAACTCGCCTGCCGTCATATCGGCGGTGTACCGATACGCGCTTGAAAGCTCCATCTGCTCGCCGCTCTCAATGCCTGCAATGGCTTCAGAATCCCAAACGGCAAGAGAACATTTCAAATAGCCGTCCTCGAACTTGGCATCACTTCCTGTTGTGCCGACAATAACGTCCTTTTGCGGCTCGTCTGCCGATACGGGAATATGCTTACTCAGCAGCGGCAGGTTATTGAACGTCTGAACTGCTTTTTCAAGCTCTTCAGGGTCTCGCAGCAGGTAGTAAACCTTTTTCGGTTCAAGCCCAAGCTGTTGATGGTTTGGAATCTCGCTGCCGTAGTACGGATTAACCGTAGCCTTGCTGATGTTTGATGTTTCAACGTGCAGCCTGCCGTCTTGGTCGTAGGAGCGCAGGGAGCGGTCTTGGGCGAGGGATAGGCGGCCTTCAGCATAGGTTTCTGTTACATCGCGACCGTTTTTGTCGGTTATGGTTTCGTCGTAGGTTTTGCTCACATCGTTGCCTTTCGGGTCAGTGATTTTCAGGATGCGGAACAGCTCGCAGCCTTGCATTTGGTTTTGGGTGGGGGTATGATTATCGGCACCGGGTAACCCATATTCCACGTGCCGGACAGCTTCCCCGCTGTCGTCTGCGCCGGAGCGGTTACCCTTTTTCTTGTCTGCGATTTTGTGGGTATAAGCGGCAAATTCAAACTTGCCGCTGTCTCTTTCTACAGCCTGAACTTCCATTAAGATGCCATATTGGTTTTCCAGTTCTACCCATTTCTGATACACATGAAAAGCTACGATACTTTTGTCTTTGTGATCGTGATTGGGTTCGCTCCTGCCTTTTGCTTCTCCGTTTTTGAATACATCCGCAATATGTGGCACAGCCAATGCACGTAAATGGTTGCGTCTGCTGTCGTAGGACAAATGTTCTGTACTATCTTTGGCATTGAACTGAATCATCTTGCCGTCGGAAGTCTTTACAGACTTGCCTTGCAAATGGATTTGAATCCATTTTGCGACAGCTTTTTTCCTTGCGCCCTGCCCCATATCCGGCGTAACCGCCAGCGGCACTTTTGCCAGCTCGGCAATCTCGCTGCCCGACAATTCGGGAAAATTCACTCTGCCGTCTTTCAGGCTGCCTTTGCCGAATTGCCCATTCTCCGCACGCGGATGTTTGCTTTCGTCCCATTCGGCATCTTGGGCGGGTTCAGGCTTTGGGTCGGCGGGGTCTCCGCCTTCTTCCCCTTCGCCGTCGTTCAGGCCGTCTGAAAAGCCTTCAGACGGCATCTCGGGCACATCTTCCACGTCGATGCCGTTATATCCGCTGTCCGGCTCGCCCGCCAGCCGACCGCGTACTTCTTCAGCCGATATAACACCGGCTTGAATATATGCGACATCGCGGTCTGAATCAGACTTGCGGATGGTGGCAAGCTGCGATTCGTCCATTTGCGCCAAAGGCACAAATGAGAATGTAATGGAATCGTCAACCTCGCCGAATAGATGAAGCTGAACCAGCTTTAACACCTTATCCAGTGGGTCACGCAAAATATTCTCTTGAAGCGCCTTGATATAGTCGTAATAAACGTCTATCTCGCCCTCACTGCTTGCGTTTAATCCGCTAGGCGTTACGCCCAACAGCTTCACAAGCGGCGTATGGCTGGGCATTGCCAACTGTTCCTGCGCTTGTGCCAACAGGGCATCCAAGCCGCTCAATGGCGTATTGAATTGGAAGAACTCTTCGTTATCCTTATCCAACATCATCAAGCCGCGATTGTCTCTGAAGCGGTTATATACTTCCGCGCGTAAGGTCATATTGACTTCTTCATCGCAACCGCCTGACAGGATAGTCGACATATCTGTCTTGATGCCTGACAGCGAGAAGCTATGTAGTAAGTCGCTTACTGAATCAACCGTTCGCAACCATCGGTCAACATACGGCATCATCAACTGCGACATACTCACGCCGCCAAAGTTATAGGCGGCCTTGAGCAAATCAGGGACGGGACGGCTGATTAACGTAAACAGGCGGCTATGATGAATCTCCCGACCCATCACAAACCACGTCTTAGGCTTGTAGAAATCTACCGCTGTCGGGTCTGTCGTATTGCATTGGGCAGGTGCTGCACCCGAAACCCGCGCTCAAATCGTCGCTTTTCAATCCCATCCCGTGCGTTTCGCCCAGGAAATGGCACAGCACGGTTGTTTCGGGGTTGTAATTGCACACGCCGGCGATATTCAGCGTGCATTGCTCGCCTTTGGCGGCTTTGCGTATCGCGCTCATTCCAACTCCTCTATCTCCACCGTCAAACCGCCGCCCTGCTCCGGCTCGCCGGCATATTCTGCGGCAATGCGCCGCACCTGTTTGTCGTTTGCGTAGGCGATGCCCTGAAGCGCGTCCAGCGTAACCTTAAGGGCATTATCCAAATCGATGACCGTTTTGCTTGCGCCGCCGTCCTTGTTCGCCTTGGGAATCAGGCGCAGGCGCACCGCCACTAAGCCTTCAGACGGCATCGCGCCCGCCTCTTGCGCGATACGGCGGACGATTTCCTTATACGCCGCCGCCTCCGCGCTCCTGACCGCCCTTATCTGGAGACGGCTTTTCAGTTGCCGCATCTTTTTCAGCAACCGCCTTGTCCGCAACAGGCGCGTCTTTTGCTCGGACATCCGTCCTGCCGCCCGCCGATTTGCCGGCAGAAGCGGCGGCATCGCGCGCCCGCGCCATCACACGGATCAACGCCCTTCCTTCCTGCGCCAGGCGGTAATCCCAACCCGACTTGGACGGCACGGCTTCCAACAAACAGCCGGTCTGCAAGGTTTCCGCATCCTTGTCCGTGAAAAAAGGGCGGATGTCGAAGACAAGTTCTTCAGAATTAGAAGAACTGGCTATATTGACAAACTCCTTAAACACCCAGCTCTTGCCCATCCTGCTCAACACACCCGCAAGCGCATTAATATGTTTGCGGTTCGTATGCGCAAAATTGTATTCGTTGCCCCCCAAACGCACGCCAGCCTTTTCCAGATTGCGCCTGTCCGCCGCCAAACGGCGCATAAAATCGGTTGCCGCATCCGACATCCGACGCTTGGGCGATACCACATTCGCCGATTCCGCAACCTTCGGATTCGATACCGGCAACACCGTATCCGGGCGTTTTTCCGCAGCAGGCGCACGTTTCCCGCCATCCCTTTCGGCAGGGGTTTCAGACGCAGCGGGCACAGGCCCGGCACCTTCCGCGCACGCCAGAACTTGTCAGCCCTGCTGATAAGTTGGCGAATTGCCGGACGCAGCGGCGGCGGACTTGGGCAAACCCTGCAAGGCAGCCGCATTTTTATCTGCCCCCGTATCGGGGGGCAAACCCCTGCCGTTCGGAGTCAAACCCTGTTGCACATCCCGTGGCGCACCCTGCGTCAAACCCCCATCTTCTCTTTCCGCCCGCAACGGCAGCCGCGCTCCTTGGTTTTCTTATCCCTTGGCTTGAAGCAGGGAAATAAAGAGTATTACCTAATGCCCAGATGCCTTCGGTACGGCTGAGTTTGACGATAGGGGAGACAGTGGGAAGGAAATGGCAAACCGGCTTGTTAGCCACAGACCTTTGTTTCAAGAAATATTAAAATGACCCGCTGACAAATGCCCGCCTTCATACAACTGCTCTGATGCATAAATGGTTCAAAAAACACCGGATACCGATGCAAAACCCGTCCGAATAAAAAAATGCCGTCTGAAATTTTTCAGACGGCATCCCGTATCATTTAAACATTAATCCAGTAAATATCAATCCAGCTTTTTAAAATGGCGGCGGCGTTCCAGTTCGCTCAGGTAACGCTTACGCAGGCGGATGGACTGCGGCGTGATTTCAACGAGTTCGTCATCATCGATAAACTCGACCGCGCCTTCCAGCGTCAGTTTGATCGGCGTGGTCAGGCGCACGGCTTCGTCGGTGCCGCTGGCGCGGATGTTGGTGAGTTTTTTGCCTTTAAGCGGATTGACGACCAAATCGTTGTCGCGGCTGTGGATACCGATAATCATGCCTTCGTAAATTTTGTCGTTGGGCGATACGAACATACGGCCGCGGTCTTCCAAGTTCCACAAGGCGTAAGCAACCGCCTCGCCCTGCTCTTGGGACACCAGCACGCCGTTGTGGCGGCCGGGCATATCGGGTTTGACGGGCGCGTAGTCGTCGAACACGTGGCTCATCAGACCGACACCGCGCGTCAGGGTCATGAATTCGCCTTGGAAACCGATTAAGCCGCGCGCGGGAATATGGTATTCGAGGCGGGTGCGGCCGTTGCCGTCGCTTTCCATATTGGTCAGTTCGCCACGGCGGCGGCCGAGTTCTTCCATTACCGCGCCTTGGTTGTCGTCGGGTACGTCCACGGTCAGGTTTTCATAAGGTTCGCATTTTTGACCATCGATGTCGCGGTAAACGACGCGCGGCTTGCCGACGGCGAGTTCGTAGCCTTCGCGGCGCATATTTTCCAACAAAATGGTCAGGTGCAATTCGCCGCGCCCGGATACGCGGAACACGTCGGCATCGGCGGTATCTTCCACGCGCAGGGCGACGTTGGTCAGCAATTCTTTTTGCAGGCGGTCGCGGATTTGGCGGCTGGTTACGAATTTGCCTTCTGTACCCGCCAGCGGGCTGGTGTTGACCATAAAGTCCATCGTCAGGGTCGGCTCGTCCACGCTCAACATAGGCAAGCCTTTAGGATTGTCTTTATCGGTAATGGTTACGCCGATGCCGATGTCTTCGATCCCGGAAATAATCACGATGTCGCCGGCTTCGGCTTCTTCAAGCGGTACGCGTTCCAAGCCTTTGAAACCCAAAAGCTGGTTGATGCGGCCTTGGGCGATTTGCTGCTCGTGGTTCATCACGGCAACGACTTGGCCGGGTTTGATACGTCCGTTCAAGATACGACCGATGCCGAGGCGGCCGGTGTAGTTGTCGTAGTCGAGTTGGGAAATTTGCAGTTGCAGCGGTTCGTCCGCGCTGCCGCTCGGTGCCGGCGTGTGTTTTAGGATGGTGTCGAACAGCGGGCGCATGTCGCTGCTCTCGTCGGTTTCTTCCAGCTTGGCGAAACCGGACAAACCGGAAGCGTAGACAATCGGGAAGTCCAACTGCTCGTCGGTTGCGCCCAAGTTGTCGAACAGCTCGAAAGTCTGGTCGATAACCCAGCTCGGGCGGGCGGACGGTTTGTCGATTTTGTTGATGACGACAATCGGTTTCAGCCCCAAAGCCAAGGCTTTTTTGGTCACGAAACGGGTTTGCGGCATCGGGCCTTCCTGCGCGTCCACCAGCAAGACGACGCAGTCCACCATACCCAGAACGCGCTCCACTTCGCCGCCGAAGTCGGCGTGTCCCGGCGTGTCGACGATGTTGATGTGGTAGCCTTCGTAATCGATGGCGGTGTTTTTGGCGAGGATGGTGATGCCGCGTTCTTTTTCGAGGTCGTTGCTGTCCATCACGCGCTCGTCAACCTGCTGGTTGGCGCGGAATGTGCCGGATTGGCGCAGCAGTTGGTCGACTAATGTGGTTTTGCCGTGGTCGACGTGTGCGATGATGGCGATATTGCGAATTTGTTTC